TCAGTTTTGAAGAGTCAGTACCGCTATTAACCGCTTTAACCTTCCAGCCATTTACAAACTCTGAGCCAGTAGATGTCTTCCTTGCTTCTGTTGTAATGTTTTTAGATTTAGCTATAACATTTTTTACTTGATCGGCTTTACCCTGTTCGTAAAAGTGTTGAGCTATTGTATCAGCGTTTCTAGCAGCATATAAAGCCTTGTGATAACCTTTGTGATCAGATATTTCTCCTTCTTTATTTAGGAACTTCCCAATAAAATTAGTAAGGTCTGATTGCTCTTCGGCAACACTTGAAGGATTTTTAACACCATATCTAAATTTCTTTTCACCTACATTGAAATCAAAACCTTTGAATTCTTCGTTGAAAACGTTTCTAGTTGCATCTTTAAATCTTTCTTGTTTAGCAATATTTACTTCTTGCTCTTCGTTATATCGGCTAAAAAAGTCATTAGCTTTCTGTTGGTCTTGAGTTACGCCTGGTCTCAACTTGATCTCATCGTAGTATTTACTCTTAGTTTCCTCTAGAAAGTTTCTAGCTTTATTAACTTCTTCTTTAAACGCAATTTTCTTTTTACGTATATCTCTATCCTCATCTAATTCTTCATCATATTCATAATCTTCTAAGAGAATGTCCATGTCTTGATTGTCTAGATACGGTTTTGTTTTTTTATAATATTCTTTTATTAGTTGAGTTTCATCAATATTAGAATAGTCAGCATTTAATCTAACATAATCTTCTACAGTGCCACCAGTATCTTCCATGAAAGTAACTAGTTTCTCAACGTTCTCAGGTAGCTTTCTACCTAAAACTTTTTCATCCCTTACAGCTTCTTGAGCTTCTTTGATTACTTTCTTTGTTACTTGCTCTACTTCTTCATCAGTTACTTCTTGCAGCGGCGTGAGCTCGGTAAAACCATCTCCAGAGGAGACTTCGTTTCCTTGTCCCACTTCTTGCAATTCCACTTTGGGTTGTTCTGTGAGTAGCACAGGGCTCTCTGCTTCTTGCTTTTGAACGGCATCTTCTTGTGGTTTTAATTCTTTGCTAGGTATTACTACTTTAGTAATATCTTCTTTAGATTCTAACTCAGGCTCCTTGACAGTAACCTTTGTTATAGCCGGAGCATCGTTGCTTAATTGTTTAGGTTTTTTACTTTTTCCTTTTAAAGAAAAATCACCTTCTTTTTTTACTTCTGACATAATATAATATAATTAAATAGTTAATTGTTGATAATACTAAAAGCTGTCTAGACTAAATCCACCAAGCGTATCGTTACCTGCTGATTCAAAATCTTTTGGCAATGAATCGTTTTGTCTCTGCGAGATCATTTCAGATTGTTGAGTTGCTTGTATTCTGCTTCTTTCGTCTTTTCTGTCTTCTATTTCTTTTTCTTTTGTTTCTTCTGAGTTAGCTTTTATTTGAGCTAATTGCAAACTGTAGTTGAACTCTTCAGCCATTAACTGCTTTTTAATATCAGCTTCTACTTGTAATCTTTGAATAATAAATTGTGATTTACCTTGCTCGAACTGCAAATTACTCTCTGTTAATGCTTGTTGCTTCTGAACTTCTGACATAGCGGCTTGCTCTGCTGATTGAGCATTAGCTTGTGACTGTGCTTGAATATTCTGAAGGTTTTGCTGTTGCATAGCCTCAGCTTTTCTTTTACGTTTAACTTTAAGCATTTGATTAGCTAGTTTCATATTAGATATGTCTCTTATATCTATTACATCTTCTAAATCTATGCTACCTGTTTGTAAAGCTATTTGTATATTCTTTTCTAAAGCTTGCTTATCTTCTTCTTCTGGCTCAAGATCTAAAAATATACCAAACTCATGTAGGTTTAAAGTCTCTATTTGCTTTAATGTATCTACATTAAAAGAACTAATAGAATTCATTAATGCATTTCTAGTTAAAGGAAAAGCTATCATATCAGCAGCTCTTAAGCTAATATTTTCAGCTGTCTTTATTGTAATATACATTAAAGATTGAAGTATATGTTTAGTAGCTGTATTAGAAGCTGTTGCAGCTAATTTTTGTAATCCAACTAACGAATCTTTAGCTGGTTGACTACCATCTCTAGCTTCATTTAATCCAGTTACATCTCTGATCATTTGAAGATAGTACTGATAAGTAGTTATAAGCGCTTGTATTTTATTTATACCAGATGAACTTTGTAATTCCTGAATTGGTACTTTAGCTCTATTAGGATCTCCATCTTGTGTTAATGATCTACCTACTATACTACCAGTTTGGAAGTACATGTTTAAAGCTTCTTGAGGATTATAATTAGTACCATTACCTAAATCAACTTCAGCTAAACCATCAACATCAACAAATACGCCATCAGGAACTAATTTCTGTAGCACTTGTTGTATTTTAAGGTGTGTTATTTGAATCATATCAGCAAAACTAATAGTTTTACTAACTATAGACTCTATACGTCCTTGGTACATCCTAGGTGCGGATATACTATAATTCATAGCTACTTTTGTTTGATCACTGTAAGGTCTTGTCATATTTTCAGCAAGTTCCCATTTAAGCATTTGTTCATGACCTAATACTTTAGCTCCACTATATAAAACCTCTATTGATCTACTTACAGTATCAAAATTATCGTTTTTTGGTGGATTATATGTATCTGGCTTTTCAAGAGACTTTTCTAATCCTTGATCTGTTTGTTTAATTTTCCACACTTGATCTGAATACGTTTTGTATTCAAAATATAACACTTGAACGTTGTTCCTGTCGTTGTCTTGACCTCTTGGTGTTCTAATATAATTAATATCTCCAGGATATAGTTGTATTTTTTCTAATTCTTCATTCGTTAAATTAGGAAATTCTTTTTTTAATTCTTGTAAAGGTATACTTTTAACTTCTCCTATATAATATATATCTTCAAAATTAGGATCTTCAGTGTAAGAATATATAATATCTACTGGATCTACGTAATCTACTGTAACGCCGTTAGCTAAATTAAAACTTGTTTTGCTGCAACCAATACCTAATACAGTTAAATCGTAAGCTATTCTTCTTTTTGTCTGCTCATATTTATTGTAGTCAAATACGTTTTCAATCAACTCTTCTTCAGCTATTTCTATAGCTTGCTTGTATCTAAGTTGCATATGTAAATCCAACTCTTCTTTATCTCTAGGTAATTCTTCTACAGGGATACTAGTTCTTTTTAAGTCAATGCCTACATTTTTATTTGTTTCCTCCATTAAGTCACTAGCAAAAGCGTCTTGAGCTATTGCGGTGGCATGATCTGTTCTTTGTTTAACAGCAAATGGATCTGAGGCGTGTGAACGTATTTTATAACCTTTATCAGTCATACCATTCACAACAATATCAACAAACTTAGATAATACTGCAATTGGTTTCCAGTCTAAATTAAGATAAGACAAATCACCATTTATAGATAATTCATCTTTATATTTTCTAACAGATTGTTCTCCTCTAGCATATAATCTTAAGTTGTGAAAGTATTGCCAATTACTAGCAAATCTACCTCCAGAAGCAGAACCTGTATCTCCTCTAAACCATTCGTTTTCTATAGCTCTTCCTACGTCACGTCCGTATTCGTAGCTTTGCTTCTCTTCATCAGAAACTATTTGGCTTGGAAAAGTATTATTTGAAGTCGTATAAATCATTTATTCTATTATTTTTGAAGAGTATCCTTTGTTGTCGTATTTCTTGAATCCCAATGGAACTATTGTTTTAGCCTGATTAAAAACAGGTGTATATCTACTTTTGTTACAAGCCATTAAAGCTAATCCAGAACTTATAGACGCATCATGACTAGTTCTATTATTTATATTAAATCTAGCCCAGTCTTCTAGTGTTCTTTGAAAATACATGTCTCCATATCCTTGGTCAGTTTTACCAACGTACGTATTTATGTAAGTTTCTATAGCTGAAGCGTGAGCTTGTTTTATATCTTCACTTGAGTTAGGTATACCACCTATTTCTTTTTCTGTCACTGATAACTTATTCCACACCTTATCTGGTCTATTCATTGAAAACCCTCTATAACCTCTTCTTTTAAAATGATATAACAATCTAGGTTTATTATTTTCACACAATATAGGCATACCATAAAACACACAAGCCATTAATACATCTTCAAAAAATATCTCAGCAGTCTGAGGTCTAGCTATATATTCTAAAAAAAACTGATTAGGAGGCACGTCCTCCATACTGAATTTAGTTAAACCAGCTAAAGCTCCATTAGAGCCTCTTTTATCAACTGTACCTGATATATCGTAACTGTCACAACCAAAAGCACCGCAATGCTCGTTACCTGGATACTTAATACCATTCTTTACTATCACACGGTTTTGTAGATTAACAGGTGGAACCCAAGATATTTTAAACCTACCATTTTTGTTTGGTATAAATATAACTTTTGAATCTAATTTAGCATTGTCCCATTGAAATGTACCAGTAGTTACTACTGATGTATTCCTAAGATCTACATTATAATCTATTTGTTCGTATATTTTTGTTAAATTAAATAAAGACTCTTTAGCTTCATCTCTGAAAGCGTGTTCCTCTGTTCTAGGAAACTGTCTATAAAATTCATTTAAACCGTCTTGATCATCTTTTAATCCTTCAACTTCATTTTGCCAAAACTCTAATACACCTATTTTTATAGAATCTCCATATACATCTAAAACTTCTTTCTTGGGTGTATCGAATACAGGAAACCCATGAGAATCAATGTATCCTTCGTAGTTCCATTCCATAGGAATGAACAGAGAATAGAGTCCTGAACTAGTCTGCCCGTTGGCGTTTCTCTTCTGAACGTCTGATCCATTATATAATTTCTTGAAATTGTCACCACCTTTATCTAAAGCATTTGAGGTTGAACCCATCATACACTTTCCAATAATTCTAGAACCTAATCTTAGCGTTGTTTTTGTAACCCTCCAGTTGTTAAGTATATTGTTCGGTCTTTCCCATTTACCTGATTCATCATGAACGAGAAGTTTAAGTTTTTCCCCATCATAGGCGTTATCACCTGTATTTTTCCAGTCAATTGTGGTATCAAGACCGGTAAGAGTATCATCTCTTTCTGTAGTTTTTGTAATGCTTTTACGTGTAAGCTTTGAAGCGGGTACACGGTATGCAAGTTCAGTTTTTGGACGGTCCATACCATCTTGGATGGGCTTAAAAAAGAACGGGTAGTTGACGGATATAGGAACGACTTTGTCTGTAAACATCTTCTTAGCGTCGGCTCCAGATTTAGATAAAATCCCGAATCGCGCATCAACTGATATTGTAGCCATATTGACCGTTTCTCCAGATGCCATAAATGAAAATCCACTACGCCTGTTTTTGAGATACGACATGCCATAACATCTTGAATCTGCTTTACAAGCTTCCCAGAAGATATAAAATAATCTGTTTGACTCTCTAAAGTCTGGGTTCCCAACATCAATCTTGGACCACTGCAAGTACATGTAATGAGTACCAGTGATATAAGAAGGACCGGTTTTGTTATAAAACCAAAAACCTTCTTCACGTTTTTTAAACTCTTCATCAATATAGTCATACCATTCTGCTTTAAAGTTGTCAGAGTAATTTTTCCAATCAAAAATGGTTTCAATTCTTTTTAATTCTTTTGGGTATTCTTGAATAACCCATTTATCACCTTTAAACCTAGCTACTTTATTAGCTTTAGGTAGAGCTATTTTAAGATTTTGTATCTCATATATCTCACCAATCTCTCCAGTTTTACTAATGACGACCATATCATGCTCTTCATTGTATCCATATTTCCATTTCTTAAACTTATTGTTTCTATTTAAGACCTTAGTTTTCACATAGTTAGGTAATATACTGTATAAGCTTTGCTCGTACATTATCTAGATCGTCTTTCTGCAAAACCTCCAAACGCTTCTTTGTCTTTTACTTGCGTTGGTATTTCATTGATTATGTTCTCCTCGTCCTCAATACGTTTAAGTATTTCAAAAGCATCAAATATAGCTAACTTCTTAGTAGCTGCGGCATTTTTTAACCTGTCCGCGGTAATATCCTCGCCTGAATCGACAATAGCTTCTTTAGCAACTTTAATAAGCTCTTCAACTGCTTTGTGCCCAGCTTGGATTATACTCAGCTTGATTTCCTTGGTGTCCATATTTAATTACAATATCATTAGATTTCATACAAAAAACTCTTTGCTTATCAACAATAAAATCCCATTCACTGTTCGGCGTAAAGCCTACTACGTCTCCTGGGGTTATATCTAGCGCTTCTAAGGACTTATTACCATATTTTAATATACCAATAAGCTTTTGTTCTTTATCACTCGTTAGAGAGTCTTTATTTTTTAAGGGCATTACAAAGCATCTGTCTCCAAATGATTTCCAATCCCCAGTGTTTTTATACAAATATATTTGATCTATAGCACAGAAATATAAATCATCTTTAAAATATGATCTACTATTTTTCTTTACACCTTTCATGTCATAGAATACTCTAAAAACATTATGATGTATTAATATTATATCTCCTTTTTTAATATTTGTTTTAAATGCCTTTGGTGTTTCTACTACAACTGCTAGATTATTGACAGCTTTAAAACTTTCTATCTTAGTATTTAAGACTAAAGTTTTGTCACCAATTTGTATCTCGTTTTCATATCTATCACCAAAAGGTTTGATGATGAAGTCGTACAAGCTCTTCATTAATACTCTAAATCGTATTCAACAGATATTGCCATGTTAGAATTAAACTTCTTCCATGGCATTACCTCATCTGCTTTTTTAATGTATATACTGTAAGAGTTTGATTCTTGATCGTGTAGGATAGCTGTGATTGTGTGTCCACCATAAACATTTTGACCAACTGCATAGTGCATAGCCTCATTTTTATAGTCAGTTCCTATACTGATCTTTCTTACAATAGAGCTCATTACGCTTTAGCCATAACTGGTTTAGCGTCTTCTTCTTTTTCAACTACAGTATAACTACCATCTGTTAAATCAATATTGATTGGCCCATACTCGTCTTCAAGTTCTTTTTTAGTAGCTTCAAGTTCTTTAGCCGCTTCAACTTGCATTAGCATTACTTCATGTTTCTTAGCTTCTAAAAAGCCAATGTCTATTAATAACGCTTGCATTTTAGCTTGTTGATCTTTAACAGCTTTTAATTGTTCAGCTGTAATAGCTTTAACTTCTTTACCTTCTACTTCGATAGTTTTCATCACTTTACTCATAATTTTAAATTTATTTATTTAACTTAATTTGATTTATTTATATAATCACTTGTTTGAATATTATTTACATGCTACCATATCCGTAGCGGTGGTAAGAGTTGCCACAACATAATCAACAGCTACTGGTAA